ATGTAGACTCTTACTCTGTTATCTGCCGTTGCACTTGTTGTATCAATCGCAAACACTACATGATACCAGGCAGAGGCATCTCTGAAAACTTGTGTTGTAGATAGAGCGTTAGATCCAGCAATTACATTGGCTTTCAAGCCATCTTGTGCAAACGCCAGAATCACATCGTCCTGCATACCAAAGAGTGTGTACTCAGACGATGAAGAAAGCGCACTTCGCTTCACCCACCCCGCCCAAGTCCACGTCTTGCGGTTACCAGCAGATGCAGGTGTGCGGCTTAAGTAAGCCGAATCGCCGGAGTTGAAGCGTAGTGATCTACTAATCCCTGTAGCGGCAGCAGTAACAGTCCGCAGCAGCAGTGCGTTGGCGTTTCCGGGAACTCCCATTGCTTAGCTCAGGTTGGTGATCAGCGTAGCGGTGATCTTCGTTGTGGACTGGACCGAATACACCAGACAATCCACGGCAGCGGCAGTAGTGGTCAACGTTGGTGCTGTGCCGCCGGTGAAGTCCCACTGCGATCCATACGCCAAAGTACGGCTGCCCGTGCCGTCCTGCGTGATCCAGATACAACCGCTAGCTCCAGCGGTCAGGTTCGTGGGGTTGGCGAGAGTGCGGTTGCCGCCGAGTGTCACGCTGAAGTTGTTGGCGAGGCTGAAATCAGGCGTGATCGTGGCGCCGTCGGTCAGAGCAGAGATTGCACCACGCTGTTGTGCCGTGAAGGTCTGCGCCGTGGCCAGTGCGGCGTAGCTTGCCCATGACAGAACACCAGAGGCATTGGTGCTTAGTGCTTGGCCGCTGGTGCCATCAGCACTAGGTAGCGTCCATGTGACGTTGGTGCTGATCGTGGAGGGTGCCTGCAGTGCCACCCAGTTGCTGCTATCGGAATCTGCAAAACGCAGGTCGGATTGGGCGTTGAGGGTGATGTCGCCGGTGAAGGTCGCACCAGAGAGGGCAGCCAGACCCAAGTTGGCGACGGTCACGTCACCGATGGTGATCCAGGCGCTGTTGGCGGCATTACGCAGTTTCAGCAGCGGGTTGGGACTGACGCTGGTGTCAATCCAGAGCTGATAGGCGTAAGTGGTGGTGGGGGCAGTAGAGCCAGAGTTTTGGCTGACGATTGCCGCCAGGATCGTGTTCAGCTCCGCCCGGAAGTTTGCACCGGACTGGTTAGCAAGGTTGTAATCAGTTGCCTGTGCCATTAGGTGATCTGCCTGCCGTGGCCAACGGCTTGGTAGTCAAAGGTCTTACTCACCATGCTACCTCCACTGTTTCTGAAGGTCACTGTGAATCCGGTGCGGCTAATACTGGAAAGGGTGAAGTAGTCGCCGGTGGCCATATCCTGCGCCGTGATGCCCACGCTTGGTGTGCCATAGAAGGCGGTTGGGAAGGTCACGCTATAAGCTGCAGCACCACTGCTGAGGTTGCGCTGCTGTTCGGTGCGGCGCTCGAAGTCAGCCTTGACGCCCAGCTCCTCCACCACCACGTTTTGCGCTGGGTTGCTGCTGGTGGCCACCAACTTGAACTGGAAGCCGCGACCACGGTGGTTGTTGTTGACGAATGGCTGCCAGTCGCGCCAAGTCGGGGTGCTTGATGGGTTGTCGGATGTTGTACGGACAAACAGTTGGCAGTTGGCCGCACCAAGGTCGTCGCCGTCGATGTCGTCCCACAGGTCGATCAACTCCAGGCGCTCATCCCAAGTGTTGCCGGGTTCGTAGGAGCGTGTCTTGAGGATTTGCTGCAGACCCAAGTCGTAGACAGCGCCTAGATCAAGGGTTTCAGCGAACTGGTACTCGCCCTCGCTAACCGCACCACCGATGTAGTCGATCAGACCCAAGCCATCCCAGTTGTTGTCGGTGGCCATGTCATCAATCAACTCATCCGCTGACAGCACCAGACCGACCTCAGTCTCGTTGTAGTACATGTCAGTGGCGGTGCCGTTGAAGGGCGGACTGTTGTCCTCCTCGCGGTATTCCTGCACCAAGAACAGATCCTGTGGTGCGGGCAGATCGACCACCACACTGGCTGTATCAGCAGATTCGTTGCCAAGGGAGTCAACGGCACGGATGAAGTAGGTGCCCTCCAGCAGTGGGACAATTTTGCGGGTGCTGCTGCCGGCAACTGCAGGCACGATGTCGTTCGAGCGTCCCCACGTGGCGGTTACGTCGGTTAGTGGGGTATGGCGGATGCGGACTTTGCCGCCGATCTTCACGTCAAGGTCAACCGCCTGCGGCCAGTACAGCTCAGCGGTATGCTGATCAATCGGGGCGATGAACAGGTCAGGGATGGTTTCCGGTGGCGCCGTCTTGCCAATGGCGTCATAGGTCTTGGTGGCAGCAGGGGATCGCTTGCTGTTGATTGCACCAACGGCGGTCACTTCAATCTCGTAACGCCCCACGTCACTGTTCTGGATTTCGTAATCAACAGAACGAACGTTGCTGCGTACCCAGTTGCCGTTGTTGTAGCGGTAACGCACCTCATAGGTAAGGGCACGCTCAGCAGCACGCCAGCCAACAATCAACTTGGCCAGCACCTGACCGTTACTTTCGTAAAGCACCTCATTGACAATCAAGTTGCTTGGCGCCAGTGGCGGCTCGTTCAGGTCTGAAACATCGCGTTGACTCAGTGGAACATCGCGCTCGATGTAGTCGTATTTCGTGCTGTTGTACGCGACAGCAGTGATTGCAAATGTTTCTTTGTCTTCCTTGACGGACAACACGCGCCAAGTTGACATGGCGACTCTGCTATCACCAATAGTCCAAGGCGCACCAGCCACAGGCGCCTCAGCCAACGTGGCACCCGGATAAATGGAGTTACCAACCAGTGTTGAGCCTGCAACGATTGCAAGTTGACCACTGGGCAGCAACACATTGAGGGTGAAACTATCGGGCGGACCGCTGGGGAACAGATCAACGTCAGTGCGATCCAATCGAACGCGAGTTGTAGTCGAGCCACTGGTGCAACGGCCAGAACGCACAACACCTGCACGCACCGGATCGCCGATCTTGATCAGATCACCAGGGCGAACCGTGATGCCGGCGGCAATGTCAGTACTGAAGCTGACAATCTCAGTTTCGTTTTGCTCTGTGTAGAGCAGCCATTCACCAACACGTCGCGCTTGTCCTTGACTTGTGCAACCAAACGCTGAAATCTCAATTTTGATGACACCGAACTTCTCAATGCCCGCCTTGTCTTCAACGACCTCATAGGCAAGGTCGCGAAGGTTCATGTCGAAATACTGCACCACAGCAACGGTGTGGCGAGTCTTGAGGCTGCTGCCGCTGTAAGAAAAACCTTCTTCGGTGACGTTTGTTTGGTTGAAGATGTAGGAGTAATCTTGCGGGCGATCCTGTGAAATTTCCAGTGACCCTGCCGACCAGAACGGCATTGCACGGAACACTGAGCACAGGTCGTTGATCAGCTTGAATGCTTCTTCTTGCGTTTGAATGATGACGTTGCAAGCAAAACGTGGCTCTTGACCACCCTTGCCATCAGGCACAAGCTGCCCCGAATACTGACTGGCAGCTAAAAAGCTCCATTTATCAAGTTGCGTCGAATCAATGTGATCGCCAAATCCATATCGCTTATTGGCTAAAAGATCCCAAAGAATCCAAGCGGGATCGGTTGTCCATTGCGCAGCGCCAAATGTGCCATTCCATGTGCCCGCATAAGTCAAGCGGCCATTTTCAGCGTCAACAGTAGCGTTACTAGGAATTTGTACTTTTATTCCACGAACACGGTACGAACGCTGGGGGATGCTGCTGAATTGCTCCGCATTTAACTTGACTGCAAACAATGCGCTGTTTGGATATCGCGTTTTGGCGTTAATTTTTTCTGTGTAGTCGTACCAATAGAAGTCACTATTTTCCGTTGTGCCACCTGACGGAGCGGCATCAGCACTGATGCGAACAACTCGAATATCAACTGGCGGTGGCGAAGTTAAATCAATGCGATGGATGCGTTGATAAAGATCAGCCGTGCGGCCAACAATCTTGTCTGCAAAGACTGTTGAATAAGGACCGCCGCTGTAAGAAACACGAATTTCGTAATCAATCCGACCGCCTTCAACGTCACCGTTATTTTTAAAAACTTGTAGCGCAGGAGTGCCAATGGTTACGCGAACTGCATTGACATCTGGATCAGTGATTGATCGAGTGACAGGCGTACTGTTTGTAACCTTGGTATTGACAACCGTGGTGCTTTGGTTTGCGTCGCCTACGTTTTGTGTATAGGACTGGAGTTGCGTGCCAGTGCGAAACTCAAAAACAGCACCAGTTGTATCAAAGTTGTAATCAGCGGCTTGAGCATTGGCCGGATCTGCGCTTTCGCGCAATATTGGCGTGTTGTTGAGATATACATCTTTCAACATTGCGGTGTTGTATTCCGCAGTGCCAAGTGTGTAATAACGCGCAGAAGGAAACCCCTCTATTTCACCTTCGCCAAGCAAGTCGATAATTCTTGCAACTTGCTTTGAGTCAAGGTTGTCAGTTGTGACCTTGGCGCTACCGCCACCACCACCGCCGCCGCCTTTACCACCGCCGCCACCACCGCCGCCAGAGCCGACAATTAGATCCTTAGGCATTGGTGACCTCCTCGGTATTGATACCCGCAGAAATAATTACACTGCCGGTAAAGACTTCGCCGTAAATCACTGGTACTGGCACACCTTGACGACTGACGTTTTGGATGCCGCTAAACGAATATGAACGCTTGGGATCCGTTGCGCTATCAGTGCCAGAGCTAATTGTTGAAGTTGGGGTTAGAAGTTGGGCAACGCCACCAAGAACAAGGCTGGCGCCAATGCCGGCAACAATTGGCACTGCTTGAGCACCAAAGGTAAATAATCCTCCAGCAAGAGCTGCTCCAGGCGCAAATAATATTGCAGCAGCAATCAAACCAACACCAGCCAAAATTTGTCCTGCGCCACTACCAGCGCCAGCAACGACAGGCACGATCCTGATGGCTTCTTGTGGTGCGGATGGGTAGTGCAGTTGCACCGGTTCATCCACAAGCTGCAAACCAAGCCGGCCAACAGTTACTTGGTATTCGCCTTCGCTCATCACGCCACGAAGGCTGGGGAAATTGGCCAGCAGGAAACGAATTGCCTCAGCCGGTGACTTCACCGCAACCTTGAAACTCCGCTGCCCCAAATGCTTTGCCAGCTTGCCGTAGACCTTGATGACTCGGAACATTTCAACACCTACTGGTATGCCGAACAATCAAGCCTGTGCTCTTCTGATAGTAGCCACCCCAAACGTCACGGCTACTGAGGCGACCGCGTAAATGGTGCAAAATCCTTTGCTCACCCACGTAGACCGCCACGTGGTTCAAACCAGGTGATCCGTCAAGCTGCATCAAAATTGCATCGCCATATTCCGGTTCACTCAATCCCAAATCAACAAAACCAGCAGCGGCAAAACACTCTTTGAACATTGGTGCTTTGTGGAAATCCAACATTGACGGCGGACGCTGCCAATCAGGCAAGTCAAGGTTCAATTCTTGTTTGTACCAGTCGCGTGCCAATGTCCAGCAATCACTGACGGACCACACCCATTGCCTTCCGATCAATGGAGCAGCGTACCCTTCCGGTTCAATGCAACACCAAATTTCCGTTCCAGGATTGCAGATGTACCAAAGCAAACCTGATTTTTCGCATGCCATCCGATCAGCCTCACTGGCTTGAGCCGGACTTTGTGGATGGCTATGAAACACAGCCGTGACTTCACCAGCTTCTTCTGCGCTGATGTAATCCTCAGGATCTAGGACGAAGAAGTCACGAGAATCCGCCAGGTTTTTACACGGCCAATACTTCTCTCGTCCCTTGATGACCACCACCAAACCACATGCCTCTCGTGGCGCCTCTTGCAGGGCGTGTTCAAGAGCAGCAGCTTTCCAGTGTGTCATCCGTAGAAGGTACCGGCGCTGGGGAATGATCCAAATGGTAAGTCGGCAAACTCACCAAAACGCTTCTTGCAGGAGCTGATGCGCTTACCGCAGACATCCTTGAGGGGATCATTTGTCCCTGTTACCACCCGAGGCTCTGTTGCACTGCTTTGTCCTTGCGACCAAAGAGAAACGTTTGCGCTTGTATAAAGATTCAAAACACCGGTATTGCCTATGTTCAATCGATTGTTTGCATTGCCAGTCACGGCAGTGATTTCATATTGCGGACCGGCTGAAGTCAGGACGCTAACAGATGGATTGTTGTATTTAAAAGGGTTGCCATCAGACAGCGTTTTTGTCAAATTGATTGCTTCGCCTTGATACCAAGTTCCAGTCGACGCAGTGATGGTTGCGCTTTGGATCAAGTTCCATGCATATGTTTGACCGCTGTAACTATTTTCCGTGGTAGGACTGGATTCAAATACAAATTCAACAGTTAAAGATCGACCGTCAATCGTAAAAGTTTCTGTTTGCGTATTGGTCAAACCAGCGGAACCAGGGTTAGACCCAACACATTCATATCCAAAACCACCGGAACGTCCAGTGGATACATCGGTTGGATACCAACCCAAAAATTGCATCGTTGTTGGCTGTGCTCTGGCAACTGTGTTGGTTGCCCAAATGGCTGAACTGCCGTTGTAAATAACAAGGTTGCCATCAGATTGCATCTGCAACCGATATGTGCCATCGCCGTAGACAGTATTGCTTGCCCAAGTGGCTACACCAGCCTTGTTGTACATAACAAAGTTGCCGTCCGATTGCATAACAGCGCGATACCAACCATTGGACGAAACAATCGCATCGCCTTCGTTTAAAACCTCTCCAACCGTCAATTCGTTGCCAAACGATGTTGCATTGAAGTTTGTTGCAGCCACTGAGTTCACGGGATTATCAAATTCGTCAAAGTAATTTGTCCCCTCATAGCCGCATTCTGCGCTGCGGTATTTCCACTGACAAATGTTTGCAATTACCTGCCGCTTGGGAGCGCGAACATTGGCCAAGTCAAACGATGCAGCCAATTCAAATTCAACGATTTCGCGATTCTCTAATGACTTGCGATCAACGTAATAAATCTCGCGTGGCATTTCTTCGTTGGCTGGCGTCCCATACGGATTGGTTCCACTGGCAAAATTCCTGCCATCCAAGAAGCGACTTAAGGTTCGGATGCGTATTACTTTTGCGCCAATCAAATCATTACCAGGCGTGAATTCGTTGACGCCAATTAACAATGCAGAAATCGTGCCAAGCAGGTTGGCAACTCGTATTTTTGGACGTGGCAACTGACCACTGCCGTTGTACTCAAATCCTTCAGCCTCAACAGGCAATGCGGTATAGGTATTTCCGTTCCAATAAATATCCCCAGCAGTTGCTGTTTCATTGACGCCCGCATGAAAGCGAACAATATCAGTGCTGCCATGCAGTAATTGATCAAGGTGCAGCTCAAATAGCTCAATGATCGCGTAAGGATTGGAGCTAAGTAGCTCCTTAAACATTTCGCTCATGGTTCAAATACCTGCACGAAACTGGCCGTGATGATATTGATGTTTGCGTACTGCAGCTCCCTGCTCCAATTGGGGCAGATGTATTTGCCAGCAGTGCCGCCGGCAGGTGGTGTCCAATCAAATGGAGCAGCATCATTTGCCCGAGCATCAAAAAATGCTTCAATCGCATCTGCATCGGCATTGCTCTTTGCCGTCCACTTCAGATCCCAGACCTTCGGGTTCTGATTCAAACCAAAACGCAAACGCTGCTGATAGCCATCACCAAACTGAACAGTGCGCAGCTTTGGTTCACTCTTCTTGGTCAGGCTGAAGTCAGGCGTTGTACCGCCAGTGCTTGTACCAACCGTGGCATCGTTAAAAGTAGCCATTACGCCAGCAAGCCTCCAGGACGCTTCTGCTTGATCAATTCTGCCTGCACAGCAGCACCAACAGCACGTCCCAATGCATTTGCGTCAGGTGCATTTCCTTGCACGCTGGAGCCGCTTGCATCGACGTTGACAACCACATTGGCACCACCACCCTTCATGGTCACCGGAATAGTGCGACCATCAGGCAAGGGCACATAGGCTTCAGGGCGGCTGCCTTCGCCGTACATGGCAAGCTGCGGGCTGTTAGCAATGCCTCCAGCGGCATAACGACGCAATTGAAGTGGACCATCTTGGGTCATGATGCCGCCATTGGCAAAACCCAAAAACTTGCCTATCCCAGAGCTACCAGGAAAAAGTGCTTTTAATGTTTGAAAAATTGCAGCCCTCATAAATATTTTGCTCAAATCTAAAAGCACCGAACGAGTGAAATCCGCAAAAGTTGCTTTACCAGTTGCTGCAAATTCCGCCAATTGATCCCCAAGTCCAGCAAGAGCATTTCCCAATGAAGAGCCAAGATTTGCACCAAGATTTAAAGCCGAATCGGCAATTGCCTTGAATGAAGCCTTGAAGTTATCGGCAAAGCTATTTCCACTCTTTGCGGCGCCCTCTAGAGCTTCTCGCAACTTTCGGATTGCCTCAAGAAGTTCTTCTGACGATATTTTGCCTATAAATTTCTCGACTATTCCCGCAAGTTGTTTATTTATTTCAACGCGCTTTTGATCTTCTTCAGTTAAAATTTTTGTCTTCAACTGTGCATCTGAAATTAATATATTAATTTGTGCTCTTGCTTCCGCTTCTTCGTCAAGAGCTTTTATTACGTCTTTGCCAAATCCCTTAAATGCATTCTCAATTGCCTGCTCTAATTGCTGCTGAGACTGGGCTCCTTCAAGAATCGCTTGGTTGACGCCAATCTGACCGCGTTCAAGTTTTTTCTGCAAATCAAGTTCGCGTTCTAAAAATTTTGAATATTCAACGCGAATGTCAAGACCCTGCCGTTCAAGGTTTACGGTGTCCAAGCCAAGTTGCAATTGTTCATTTGTAAGATCAACAATTTTCTTTTTCCTCCTTTCTTTTTTGCCTGCTCCTCCTTCTGTGTCTGAACCTGGCACTGCACCTTCACCACCGCCAAACAAGCCTGCACTAGGCTCAAAAGTTGGAAAATAATCGGCAAAATTTGAGGTGTATTGCTTGAATCCTTCTTTTAACGTTCCAATTGCTTTGCCAAAGATTTTCTCTGGCGTAGTACCAAATGCTTTGGCTATTTGACGAGGAAGGAATGTGGCCAAATCGTAAAATATTTTTGCAAATCCATTGCCAAATTCAAGCAATTTTTTGCTAATTGATGCCAAGATTTTGACTATATCGCGACCAAGATTAAAGAAAAAAGTTGCAACTCTTTTGATTGGCACTGCTGATTGATTCGCCCAGCTTATTGTTTTGGCAAGGCTATCTTGCAAGCCTGCTCCAATTTTTTGGAAAAATCCGCCATAGTTTTCACTTGCCGTATCCAAGGCAATTTGCAATCGAGCACCTGCCTTCGCTGGTGAATCACCAATGATCTTGGCGATTTCGTCATAATCATCTAATTGCTGCTTGGCAAATTTGACAAAATCAGCAATCTTTACTTCGCCTTGCTCAAAAGCTTTTGCCAATTCCGGCAGCGTGCGATCAGTGGCTGCAGCAAACTTGGCAACAGCGCCAGGCAAACGCTCGCCAATCTGACCACCCATTTCTTCGGCGCTTACCTTGCCCTTGCTCAAGACCTGAACGGTGGCTCGAACAATTGCATTGATATCTTCTTGGGATTTACCAAACGCAACGCCAGCGGCAACAACGCCTCTGTAAATCGTTTCTGTTTCTTTCAGGCTCAATCCATTGGCACGTGCAGCTACTGAAACCTGTGCATAACCGGAAATTGTTTCCTTGAGAGAAGTCGCGTAATCATCGCTAACTTTTCTTGCAATTTGCAAGTTCTTTGAATAATCTTCTTGGCTGCTAGATGCTTGAGCAAGAGTTATTTTTGCAAGATTGAGGTCATTGTTGTAGTTGGCAATAGCTGCAGATGCTTGGCGCAGTGGTCTGATGACCATACTTCCAACAAGAACGCCAGCACCTGCACCAGCGGTAGTGCCAACACCAGGAATAACGCTTCCCAAAGTTGCGCCTGCAGCAGCACCAATCAGCTCGTCTGGTCCTAAAAAGCTGGCGCCTGCTGCAATGGCTCCAATCCTGCCACCACCACCCCCACCACGGCGTCCTTGTGCTTTTGCTGCCTGAGCTTCAAACTTTGAGGCTTGAGCGGTAGCTTCCTTGAATTCTTTGCTTGCAATATCAACGCTATTTGCCAATTCACGCCAAGAAGCCGCATAGTCCTTGAGGGTTTTTATGCTATTGGCGCCAGTTTTTTCCTGAACATCGCGCAGTTCATTTGATAAAACCTTGAACTTGGCAGAAGATATTGTTGTTTGATTCGCCAGATTATTTAACTTCGCGCTAAGACCTTGGAAGACTGCTTCGCCCTCAGCCTTGATGCGCAGCTTGATTTCCGAGGTAATTGAACTCATTTGCGGCTCGCATTCAAAACGGAAAGGGCAGCCATTTCCATCACCTGCACGCCCTCAAAGACAGCGACAGGATCCTTGACTGAATACAGCTTACAGAGCCATTCAAGACTCGGGTAGTTCAATCCTGTCAAACCGGCCATGCTCGTCTGCCATTGCGTCGACATGCGGATGAACATCACCACGATTTCCCAATTCTCCTCCCAAATTTCACAATCCTGCTGTACTGCCTGCAGATGTGCAGCGGCAATCTGCTCCTCGCTTGCGCCAAGAGCACGTAGATCAGCTTCGCGCTCGTCTATAACGCCGCCTTTCGCCCAGTACTCAGCGGCGTCTTTTAGTTTTTTGCCGGCGCCCCAGTGACGCTATCGGCATATGCCTGAATCAAAGCCTTCATGACGTACGGATCGTCACACAGCTCTTTCTTGTTCTTTTCAGTGAAAGGGACTGACTTACCAGCCTCATCATTGATGCCATCCCAACCTTCAAGGATCCCATCAACAAGAGCGTCATCACCTTTGTCAATAAGATCATTAAAAGCTGAACGACTCATCTTCTTGAAGACCGCTTCAAACACTTGAGTTTCAAAGCGATTTCCGTCAACCGGAGTTTCAACTTTGACTTCCCATTTGTAGGAAGCAGTCTTCTTGAGGACGAATGCCATGAGCAAAGATCAGTTCAGGACCAGCGACATCTCGTTGTTACCAGCCGTGGTAGGCAAAGCCAGGTACGGCATGGACAGCGCGATTACGCCGTTAGTATCAGCGTAGCTGCAACCGGTGATATCTGTCTGCGCTGCGTTCAGCGTGACGATGTTGCCGGCAGTGGCGCCCAACACGAGGCTGGTGGAGCCAGTGGCAGCCGCTACAGCCTTGGCGAAGTAGTCGGTAGTGCCAATTGCAGGAGCTTCGATCACAGCCGTACCACCAGGGGCGCGGTTGGTGATCAGAACCTCTTTGTTGGAAGCCGTTTCCTTGTATAGCAGCTCGTTGTTGAGCGCCATGTCAAACGATTCAATGCGAGCCGAGGTCACACCATGGAAGGTGGCAGTGGTCACGTTGGTGTCGTTCACCTCAATCGCAGCAGCCTGGTTGGCAACAGTGAAGGAGCCAGACAGGGCGGTGCCGTCAGGGGCGTTGTAGATGCCGATGAACTGGAAGCTAGCAACAGCAAACTGACCAGCAGTCAGGTTGAAGCTCACAGTGCCGCGAGCGCCGGTGATCTTGTGCTGGGTGCCGTCGTAGAAGCAGTAGATCGTGGCAGAGCTAAAGCTGCTGCTGACCGGGGCATAGGTCACCGAGGTCGAGGAAACAATCGTCTCGCTCAGACCGCAGGACTTCAGCAGCGGACCAAAAGCAGGAGCAGTACCAGCAGCACCAGAACCAGCCAGTTCAACGTCAAAGGTCACGCTGACGCGCTTGTTGGCAACCAAGGTGCCACGGGTGCTGTTACCAAGAAAGCCTTGATAAGAGGCTGCTTGAACGTTGTCCGATTCAATCGGAGTTACCTCAAGGTTGGTAACTTGAACCGCGTCAGAACCGCCGACAGGACTAGGGTCAGTCCCATAGGTTGTCTCAATCTTCGCGATCAGAAACTTCTTCCGAGTCAGTGCCATCGGTGGTAGGAGCGGCGGTTTCTGTGATCAGTGTAAGCTTCCCAGACTTAGGGTCAAACAAATAGCTGCCGCCCACTCCGGGATTGGGAACTTCCCTTTCAATCTTAGCCATGATGTTAGGCGCTAGTTAATGAAGTCCTGCTCGTGCGATACCGCACAAGAAAGTCTTGGCTAATGATACCCAAAGGAACATCAGCTTCATAAAGACTGAAGTCAGTACGGTCAGGTGTCAAGTCAAGTGCATAACCGTTGACGGTTTGATCAGCCATCAATTTTTGATGCACCTGCTGCGTGTAGGTGTCTGAAGTGTCGTCAGGGATGGCAGCACGAACAAGGGTGGTGATCCTGACCCGCATCGTCCAGTCCAACTTGTCGTAAAAGTTGGTGTCAATCGGTTGGTCATTGACAGGCTCCACAATCACCGCTGGCACTTCACCACGCGCCAGAGGCTCCACACGGCTCCTGTAGACCGTTGCACCGGTGATGCTGCTTAGATTGCTGGCAATGCGAGCAAGGATCAATTCGCGGCGTGTGTCAGCCATGATCAGGCAGAAGCAACTTGAACAACGGTGCAGATGATGCCGGGAATGCTTGGATGAGCAAAGGGACTAGTAGCTGCGGCTTCAGCGTGAATGTAGGCATCAGCGTTGGATGTTGCCCACATCAGTTCCAAATAATCGTTGGCAACCAGCGGCAATACAAAATTAACAGTGCCAATTACGTTGCCAGGAGTGCCACCATGGCTTGCAATAACACTGAACTTGCTGTCGCTAGCAGGTACATCGCCAGCGGCGCCACTGTTGTTTTTGCGGAACCAAACATTCACGTCATGAATACTGGTGCCTGTGTTGCTGAATTGAATTGAAAAAGTCAGGCTGTAAATACCGGCATGATCAAATGTGATTTGAGTGTTGGAAACAACGCGAATGCCGCGACTACCTGTATCACGCTGCCGCAGATAAATCGATGTAGGCGTGTTGGCCGTTGCGGTCTGAGAGGTAGTGTCCCAGAAAGACCCCCAGTAACCAGGAGAGGAGAAGTACGGCAGTCGACTCCAAGTTGAAACCCCGTCTCCAATCTTGAGATTATTTGTCTGCGTTTCAATGGCGGCTTCACCTGGAAGCAACACAGGATTCAATGCCGCCCAATTCGCTCTGGTATTGACCTTGAAGACGCTGCTCATGACCTCAAAGTCAAACCTTGCTCAATAGTAGTTCTGAAAAAACACCGTCATCAATAGGGCGATTCTCGCGGACGATGTAAGACGCGGAATCAACAGTGATAGAAGTGCCGCGAGCGGTGGTGCTGACATCAGAAGTCTTTGCCGTAAGCAAGTACTCCCGAGACAACGCCATACCGCCCGCGATCACATCCATCGGCGAATCCAAAATGCCAAGGAACGCAGTACCAGCACCAATTTGGCAAGTAACGCCAAACTCGTTCAGGAATGCATCTGGCAATTCAGGAAACGCCATCAGGATCAGTTGCCGTACTTCTTGCTGTAAACCAGCGAGACGCCGTACACAAACACAGGGTTGGTGCCAGCTTGAGTACCGACAGCACGCACATAACGGCGCACATCGTTGGTGTTGATGCTGATCTTCTCAAAGGCAGCAGCAGAACTGGTGACCTCGGTGAAGGTCTTGCCGGTGATGTCAGCCCAAGCAGAGTTGTCAGCAGAATCCTGAAGTTTGACGTTCAGGGTAGGGGTGGTGCCGCTACCAGCTTCGCAATCGAGGATCACGATGGCTTCGCCTTCAGCATCGTTCGAGCCTTGCAGATCGAAACCGGTGCCGGTGGCAGTAGCAGTGCGGGAATCAGCAGCCAGAAGGCTCTGGATGTAGGTCTTAGACCCCAGATTGTGGATCATTGGTCTTTCTCCGTTTGGGAGCGGGTTTGCTTTGAACAGGATCCGGCTGCTCATCAGCCGTAACAACAACTTCCTCGATGAGGGGAGCAGGAATGGCTTTCTGAATACCGATCAACAGCAAAGCTGATTTTTTATCGGTTTCAACGAAATCACCAACTTTTACCTGCTTGAGGTCAACGATGGTGTTTCGCAGCATCTGAATGCGCATTACCTGCTCCCTAATCATCAGGACAGCTTGCAGATGGACTCAGGATGACGGATGGCCACGTCATAGTCCTGCATGGCCACCACACGCACGGTGCCGGAAGCGGAACCGGTGTAAGGGTCAACCATGATGTCCAGACCGCTCCAGAAGCCGATCAGGATGTCGCTGAAGTTAGCGAACACCGCAGTGTTGTTCGGCATGGAGTTGGACACGTAAGCCGGGTAACCGTTAATGGTGTTGTCGGCTTCGTAGATGAAGTTGGCGTTGGTGCCGGTGGCCGACTTCTCGGTGGTCTTCAGAGTGCCGCGCAGAGCGGAGTTCATCAGATAGCCAAGGCTGCCCAAC